TTTGTTATATCTTAAAACTGAATCTTCCCACGCTGGTACAACATATGCAGAAGAAAAAAGATCTGGAAAGGATGGACATAATCTTACGGTTTGAGTTTGTAAAAAATCTAAATTTGCTGGAACATTCTTAAACCATTCTGGAATATATTTTGTTGCTAACTTTGGGACACACTCTGGTATATTTTCTAATCCTTCTACGGTTGATACAAATTTAATAAACGGTTTTTTTTCTTTTTTAAACATAATAATATACCTTACTCCCTACTAGTTCGTAAATAATCTTTAGACACCTTTATCTCGTTTTCTTTGCAATTCTCTATAATATCCGTTTGGTATAAACTTTTTTCTAAAATTAAATAAATTTAAATCAAAGGCTTCAATTTCTTCTTCTGTTTGATACCTAACCTCATGTTTTAATTTATTTGATCTCTTAAATGGTATATATAAAACAAATGGGTCTCCACAGTTAATTTTTATTTCTTTTCCATTTCCATGATATAAAACTTGTTGGTTAATTATTGAATGAATGTCTGTATCTACAATTCCAGGAAGCACTGACCACTCTTGGTTAAAATGATAAAAAAGTGGTAACTGCAAAACAGACCATCCTGGCGGTGTAATAATTCTCCAAGGACAGTCTGCTTTAAAAACAAATTGAGCATCAACTCCTTGAACATTTGGTGTAACATAATCCATTAATTGCATATTGGAATGAGTTTCCCAATTAAACCTTCTTGCTGATAATTCCCATCTAGGTTCTCCATGAAGAAAATTCATAGTGACATCAGACCACATGGGAAGTATATATCCTTCAGAAAAGTAATCTGGAAATGATGGACAATCTTTTACTGTTCCTCCTATCCTAGATGGAATATCTTTAAACCATTTAGGAATAAAGTGTTTTGCAGGTCTTGGCAAACACTCTTCAAAAGTTTCTAACCCTTTAACAGTACTTATAAACTGTATCTTATCTGACTTTCCAAACCTCACAAGATCTCCAATTTTGTCGGGGCACCAATAAGACTCTCATTAACACTGGTCCATAATTGTGACGACATACTAGTATTAATTCTAGCAGATAAACCTATAGACTCCATAACGTAGTTATATCCCCCAGACTTGGTTTGAACTTTGTTCCATAATCCATTATCGTATATTAAGGTTTGAGAATCAAAAATAAATAAATAATAAACCTTCTTCTCATTTTCGGCGGGGACAGAAGACCAATCCTGGTCGGCTTTAGCAAGACACACATAATACTTAGCACTATTATCCACTACGCTAGATATCATGGCATCTAAGGTTTGATATTTGCCTAGTCTGGATCCAGAGAAGGTTAGTGTGTTATTTGCGTACACTCCAGACTTGATAGAGAAACTCTCGCCTGACTCTAAAGACATGTCTACGCTGATGCTATGGCTTCTATTAGGCTGCCAGTCGTTTATCAAACCATTCTCTGTGAAAGTGTTGGCGATAAGTTCTTCTAGAAATTCGCTGGTACAAGGAAGGCGATAAACACTATGATGTATTTTTAGTTTACTTGTCAAACCTTCAATGAGGATTTGCTTAATGTTATCTAGCACAATCTATTATATCCTATGTCGGGATATTAAGCAAACATAGATATTACATCCAGTTAGACATTAGTGTGTGTGTCACACATGTTATGTCTTATAGTGGTTTGGTATTTCTATTTTCGGCTTTGTTAATTCCCGCGGAAATTTAATCTCATATGATGATATAATTTGTTTACTATGATGACAGTAGAAGACTGGGCGCGATTAATACTTACAATTCTTTCAATACTTGGTATTGTCGGTGGAGGAATTCGTTGGCTCGTAAAGCATTATTTAAACGAACTTAAGCCGAATTCTGGATCCAGTTTAAAAGACTCCGTTGACCGATTAGAAAAAAAGACTGACCAATTGTTTGATCTTTTGCTTGAACACTTTAAAGATCATTCTAAAAAATAACTCTTTATATATAATATATAAGATATCTTAAAAACCTTATTTGCTAGTTATTTTTTTCTTTATATTTTTAAGTATACACTATCAATACCCTGGATTTTACAGTTTATACAGCAGCCAACATAACTATTTGATAACAATTATTTTTATTGTCTGGTTTATAACGTTTTGTTACAATTTATACTGTTTATAACGTTTTGTTATAATATGTCCTATTTGTCCTAATACAATGTTATAATTTTTACGCTGGCACCTAGATTCTAACCCCCACCCCACTGCGTCTAGGTGTCCAGTTTTATTTAATGGTATAATCAATTATCATGTGTGCTCCTACAATAGAAAAATATGGCGCCTCGCCAGCAAATATCCAATGGACAGTAGTCCGTGGAGACACAGCAACCCTGCTTGTACAGTTTTTAGAGGATGATGAAATAACCCCTTTTGACTGCGACGACTGGACGTTTAGAGCAACTGCCTACGATCCAGTGGGAAATGTATTAGATAACTTAACTGTAACTGTTGATGATAATGAGGCAACAATTACGGCCCCCGCATCAGTCACAGAGGACTGGGGCACAGGATATAATCAGGTAGCAGCAGAGTTAAGATTTGACCTTGAGGTAATTATAGAAGGTGGTAGCGGACCAAATGCAGACACAGTTTGGACTCCAGTTATAGGAACCATATGTGTTTTAAGTGATATGACGCCAGGTTTATAATGCCAATAGTAAAAGTTTCAAACCCTACACCACTTCTCCCGCCAGTAATAAAAATTGGCAAAAAAATATTTAAAACTAAAATAAAGTAGTTAGGATAAGTCATGGCTAAAAGCATGGACTTTCCTCAAAAGAAAAAATACCTAGAAACGATCCAAGAAGTTAGAACAACTGAGTATATTGCCGTTCCTGGAATTACTGGAGAAAAAGGTGATGTGGGGCCAGCAGGTCCACAAGGAGAACGCGGACCAAAGGGCGATAAAGGTGATAAAGGTGATATTGGTAGACAGGGTCCACAAGGAGAGCGTGGAGAGCCAGGAAGGGCAGGGGATGGATATGATAGCCCATCTGGTCAGTATCCTGGCTGGGCTTATTATGCAAATAAAAGTACGCAAACTTATAGGCTGGGTCCAGAAAGAGGAGAAGATGGTTGGGTAAGTTTTTTCTTAGATATAGACGAATCAAAAACCATTCAAACTTATTTACCAAATAAATCTGTTTCCTTATTAAACACAACAGCAAATAACATAAATTTAAAAACCTTGAAGATTGGGGCTAAAGTAGAAATTAGATATGATTTTTCTTTAGAGACCTATGCTCCGAATACAGAGGTTTGGATCAGAACTCTTTTACGAGATGAGGATCTTTCTCCAACTGGATACGTTGGTTTAGTCAAGTATCAGTACTCATATGATATCTCATATTGTCAAACCATTTTTATTAATAGCGATAAAATTAAAAACTATGGAGGACAACCTCAAATCAGAACTGACAACGAAAGTTCTTTTATTTTAAAAGGTATCTATGTGTCAGTGTCTTAGTGGTATAATTAAGCAGGAGGACTAATGGCATTTCCAGGCACATATAATTTTAATTACTACCGTGGTGATAGGTATGAATTTGTAATCCGTCCAAAAACTGCAAACGGTGGGGCTTTTGATTTAACAGGCTACAGCGCAAACTTTTTTGTTGCTAATGCAAGAGGAGAAGGTAAAACTCAGTATGAAATGCAGGCTATTGTTGATGGATCTGCAGATACTGTAACTTGTACAATTTTGCCAGGCGCAGGAGAAAGTTTAACTGCTGGAAATTATGTTTATGATGTTCAAATAGATTCTGGCGCTACATTAGTTTATACACTTTTAACGGGAACTGTAACAGTAACAGATGATATTACTGGAGCAGATGATTCATAATGGTTGATGTATTACTCAATACCGACGATGTTGTTGTTATAGGCCCACCAGAGTCAATTGACTTATTGGTTGACATTGGACCACAAGGAGTTCGTGGTAGCAAATTTATCGTTGGCTCTGGAGAGCCTAATGCGCTAACAGCAAGTGGTGTTTTGTTTGGAAATACTTTAATTTTAAATGATATGTATATCAATACTGCCCCAGGAGAAAATTATGGATATATGTATCAATATATTTCTCAGGCTGGTGCAAATACTTGGGTTCAGGTTTTAAAAGTAAGTCCAGCAATCTATTCGGCTGTAGAAACAATTTCATTTACGTCTGGTGCAGCATCAATTACGATCCCAATATCAAATATAGTAACAGTTAGCGGCTCACCACTTACCGCTTCAAATTTCAATATTCAATTCAGAATTGAAGGAGCAAATCCAATTGCATCAGCAATGGAGATTCCTGCTTTAGCGGGGGCTGGAACAAACTTAGTAATAAATTTTGACGCAGTTCAATATAGCGGTGGCACTTGGTCAGCACTTACTGGAAGTAAGACAGTACATCTATTTATCTCTATAGTTTGATAAAAATGGTATAATCTTTATAGAGGTGACCACATGGCTGTAGAAAATATAGGAAACTTAGTACCAACTAAAATTCCAGCATTAAGTGATGATGCTAATATTCAAGATGCTTTAAAGGCATATCATTATGGGTCGTATGATTTTGACACGGCAGAAACTAATACGGCAAATCTTTTAAATCCATCTATTGCTTACAGCATTACTAATTTACAAACTCAAATTACTACAAAGGCTGCACTAGAAGTTGCAGCAAGGGATATTTCAAGAGCGACAACAACTGCTCCGACTGCAGCAGCATTTACAGCGTTTTCTAATACAATACCAGATGGATATGTTTGGCTAGACACAGACTCGTCCGCAGGGGTTGGATATTATGCTGCAACATCTGTTTATACAACAACCGCTCCAAGCACAAATTTAGCAAACGGACTTATATGGATTAAAAAAGGTTCAAGTCCACTTGAAATGTATGTTTATAATGGCGACACTAGCACATTTGATCAGGTGGTCTAATGCCTACAGTATTTGATTCAGACGGTAAGGCAGCCTACGTATACAATGTAGCAGATGATACTTGGTACCAAGTTTCTGGTAAGACGGATATCTCTGGAACATTTGAATGGACTGGGTTACATACACATCTTTCTAACTTTACAACCGCAGAAGCATCTGTTGCAAAAAAAGGAACTAATAACTTTCTTAATCCAGCAGCCAGAGACGCAGCAATTCCATCCCCTACTGCTGGCACAATATGTTTAATTAGACAAAATTCTGGGGGAACAACAATAAATGAAATACAAGTTTATATTGGTAGTACTTGGACAACAGTTCTTCCATCTCCAGTAGGACAAACAGACAAGTTTCTAAAAAGTGATGGTACAATATCCGTATGGGAACAAAGCCCAGACGCAATGACACAAGTTATTTTAATGATGGGAGCCTAAAATGGCAGTAACTTATAAGGTCTTAGGACAATCTAAGCCGACTGCAAATACTGCAACAACTTTATATACAGTTCCAACTGGATCTGGTAATTATGCTGTAGTTTCAACACTCTGTGTATCAAATCTTACTCAGGATGCTACATCAATTCAGGTTGCAGTTAGACCTGCAGGAGAAACTCTAGCAGACAAGCACTATATAATTTATAACGTTCAGGTTTCAGCAAATGCAACTCAAGCATATACGATTGGAATAACTTTAGGAGCAACAGATGTTGTGACTGTTCTTGATATTGGCGGAAAGTGTTCATTTAATTTATTCGGATCGGAGAATTCATAATGGCTATTGACACAACTTCAGGCTCACCAACAAGATTTCTTTCAGCATTGACATCAACTGGTAACTTTACTGTTGGTGCAGGACTTACACAAGTTTTTGTATCTATTCACGGAGCATCAGGTGGAGGTGCTGGCGGTAGCGTTGGCAATAGATACTCAGGTAGTGGTGGACAACAATCACCAGGCGGAGTAGGACGGATTGCTGGAGCATGGATTCAAGTTCTTCCAGGATCAACATATGCAGTAGCAATTGGTGCTGGTGGTGCAGGAGGAACAAGAGCACATGGACAAAGCCCAACTTCTGGTAACACAGGTGCTACAGGAGGAACAACAACTTTTGACGTTAATGCACTTGTAGTAACAGGTGGCGGTGGCGGTGCGAGCAATGCAACTGGTGCATTTCCTGCTCCCAATACTGGCAATGCAACTGGAACAACAACCTTAAGTACTCTACCTCCATCAAATACAGCCTTGGCAAGAACTGGAACGATTACAACTCAATTAACTGGTGGATCTGCAGGCGGTAATGCTGGCGGTCATAGTACTTGGGTATCAAATCCAGGTGACGGTGGCACTGGTGCTGCTGGTCAAGTATACATTTACGGGTAAAGGAAAAAAAAATGAAAACATATGCTGTTATAGAAAATAATGTTGTTACAAATGTTATAGTTGCTGCTTCAAAAGAAATTGCAGAATCGGCTACCGCATGCAATTGCATAGAAATTACAGAAGCAACAGGTATTGCACACATGGGATTAGGCTATGCTGATGGAGTTTTTGAACAACCACCAGTAGAAGCACCTGCTGAAGAGACACCCGCTTAACAATTTAATATAAAAAACCCCCAAAGGAAAAATCCAATGGGGGTATTTTTATTTTAAATTACTTTTTACATGGATATTTATCGTACCATTCTTGATACCTTTTTCCATTTACGGAACTCCATGAAGACCAATCTTTTCCACCCTTAGTCATATGTAGAGCAATTTGAGCATTCACTACTGGGTTTAATAACTCAGCATTTGAATCCAACTCAAACTTTTCTCTACGATCTGACCCTAGTTCTCCAAGCATATTTATTTGAAATACACCATAAGAACTATCTCCAGTCTTTACATTACCGTTAAAAGCAAGAGGACGGCCATTAGACTCTGCCTTTGCAATAGCACAAGCAGATCTTAAGGTCTTTCCCTCAAACCCTACATGACGTAACATATCCACCAGTTGCTCATCAGTTAAATTATGAGCATTTTCATACTTTTCTAATTTTTTCTCTTTAGAAACCAAAAAGGCCACCTTTTGGGTGGCAGACTTAACGGACTCTTTAATTAGTAAGTTGTTTTCGTTTGTTGCATTTGCAGTAGCCGAAAAAACAGTACCACAAATAACTAACGATAATACCCCTAGCCAAACATTTGCTTCTCTCATTGTAAAATACCTCCTAGAGAACAAATGCTACCAAGTAGGTAGCATGTATTAATTATAACACGAATTTGCCAATAGAGTCAAGTTTGAGTAATAAAATATAAAAATATTTTAAATATTATGTTAGTTAATGGTATAATGATATAACTATGACCGCCTTATATAGAAATCCCAATGAATCACCAATGTCGCCTCAGCCAACGGCTCCAGCATCATATAATCTTGGAAATATACCACCACTCGTAAACTGGACGGTAGTTATAGGAGATAGTGCTTCTTTTAGAATTTATGTAGAAGATGATCTTGGAAATGAATTAGATTATACAAATGATGAAAGCGGAGATATTACTGGATGGGATATAAAAGCAGATTTTAGAAGATACACCTTGCCGAATAACGCTGATTTATTATTTAGCATAACTCCATACGCAACAGAGTTTGACGATCCAGGAGAATTCACAGTAACTATATCACCAGCACAATCTAAGCAACTAAGAACTGGTGACGTATTTGATGTTCAGTTATCTGACGCTACTCGTGTTTGGACGGTATGTCAAGGTGAAATGATTATGATAGGTGAAGTTACAGATCAGGAGTCATAATAAATGGCTACCACAAGAATTAGCAATATATCAAACCCCGTTTCCATTCAAGACATAAAATCAACAAAAACCCTTTCTAATATAAAACCCTTTAACTCAACAGCATCTAATGTTGCTTTAGGTACAGTTCTTGCTATTGCTACATTAACTAATACCGTCGCAGTTTCTGACTTAAAACCAATACCGTCAAATTTTCAAAAAGTAGACTATGCAAAAGTTATTACGCCATCATCAGTTTTACCTTTTAGACTTACAATTACAAACGTTGGTATTGAAGGATACGATCCAGCAAATCCTCCTGGAATCGGTATTCAGATAATTGGTTTTTCTAACTATATACTTTAACATAATGATATAATGGCCTCATGGCAAAGATATCAACCACCAACGTAAAGGCTCTGTTTCAAACAGGCGATAGACCAACTCAAGAAAACTATGTAGATTTAATTGATAGTACTTCTGCTAGGTCTACCGATCTTGGATCAGACGGCAATAACGAGTTAACAATTAATGGAATTGAAAACTCAACAGTGTTTGATAACTTTACCGCAAGCGAGTGGAGATCAATGAAATATATGATCTCACTAAAATATGTAGCAGGCGGAGCAAACAAATACGCTGTTACAGAATTAACAGTATTGAATGATGGATCAGATGTATCTGTTAGTCAATATGGCACTATTGAAAATGATGGGAATATTGGCACCATCTCTGTTTCAAAGGCTGGAGACACAGTTTCATTAACTGTGGTTCCTGTGGGGGGAAGTACACCTATAACTCTACGCTATTTGCGTATGGGATTAAAGGCCTAACCAAGGAGATAAAAGATGGCAACCGTAACAAAAGATTTTAGAGTAAAGTCGGGACTGATAGTTGAGGGATCAACTGCGACCGTTAATGGAAAGAACGTAATCACAGCAGGCACAATTGATGCTAAGGGTGATTTATTAGTAGGTAGTGCAGACGATGCAGTAGCACGTTTAGCAGTTGGTACAGATAACTATATTTTAACTGCTGACTCAAATGCAACAAATGGTATTAAGTGGGCAGCACCACAAGCAGTTGGTGTATTTGATACACAAATTACTTTTGAGGGTGCAACAGCAGATGACTATGAGACAACTCTTACAGTTGTAGATCCAACAGCAGATCGTACAATTACACTTCCTAACGTATCAGGTACTGTAGTTACATCTGGTGATACTGGTACAGTTACAGCAACAATGCTTGCTTCAGATTCAGTAACTACCGTAAAAATTACAGATGCAAACGTAACTGCAGCAAAACTTGCTACAGATTCTGTAGAGACAGCAAAGATTAAAGATGCAAATGTAACTGCTGCTAAACTTGCTGCAGATTCTGTAGAAACAGCAAAGATTGTTGATTCTAACGTAACAGCAGCAAAATTGGCTGCAGATTCTGTAGAAACAGCAAAGATTAAAGATGCTAACGTAACAGAAGCAAAACTTGCTTCAAACTCAGTTACAAACGCTAAGATTGCAGACTCAGCAGTTGATACAGCAGAGATTGCTAATAGCGCAGTAACAGCATCAAAACTTGCTACAGATTCTGTAGAGACAGCGAAGATTAAAGATTCAAATGTAACTGCTGTTAAACTTGCTACAGACTCTGTAGAGACAGCAAAGATTAAAGATCTTAACGTAACAGAAGCAAAAATTGCAGAAGGTGCAGTAACTTCAGCAAAGATTGCTAACGATACAATTGTAGATGCAGACATTAATTCTGCTGCTGCAATCGCTCAGTCTAAGATTGCAAATCTTACAACAGATCTTGCTGCTAAGTTAGCACTTGCTGGTGGCACAATGACTGGTGCAATTGCAATGGGTACAAACAAGATCACAGGTCTTGGTACACCAACTGATGGAACAGATGCAGCAACAAAGAATTATGTAGACTCAGCAGCACAGGGTATTGACTGGAAAGCATCAGTACGTGCAGCAACAACTGCAGCAGTAACTCTTGCATCTGATCTAGAAAATGGAGATACCCTTGATGGAGTAACTCTTGCTACAGGTGACCGTGTTCTTGTTAAGAATCAGTCAACTGGTTCAGAAAACGGTATCTATGTAGTTAAATCATCTGGTGCTCCAGATCGTTCAACTGATGCAGATACAGGTGCTGAACTTACTTCAAATTTTGCGGTATTCGTAGAAGAAGGAACTGTAAACGCTGATCAAGGTTATACATTAACTAACAATGGCTCAATTACAATTGGCACCACAGCACTTACTTTTACTCAGTTTACTGGTTTGGGACAAATTATTGCGGGTACAGGATTAGACAAGACTGGAAACACTCTTGACATTGATTCAACTGTAACAACAAACGATGGAACTCAGACACTTACAAACAAGTCAATTAGTGGTTCAGCAAACACTATTACAAATGTTTCCCTAACTTCTGGCGTTACAGGAACACTTCCTGTTGCTAACGGTGGTACTGGAATAACATCACTTGGAGCAGGAATTGCAACATTCCTTGAAACTCCATCTTCTGCAAACCTTGCATCAGCATTAACCGATGAAGCAGGAACTGGAACAGTAGCATTTACTAATAGTCCAACCTTTACTACACCAACCCTTGGTGCAGCAGCAGCGACAAGTATTGCTCTTCCAGATGCCCTTGTTGGTTCTGCTCTTGCTACCGCAGGAACTTCAGCAACAACAATTGATTCCTGGTCAACAGCAACATACTCAAGTGCTAAATATATCGTACAAATGAAAAAAGGTACTGATATTGAAGTGATTGAAGTTTTGGTTACTGTAGATGGATCAAACAACGTTTACCTAACAGAGTATGCAGATGTAATTAGTAACGCAGTATTAGGAACAACTGACGCTGTGTACAGCGGTGGAAACGTTCTTCTTCAGGTAACTGGTGCAGCAGCAGACACCGCTGTTAAAGTACACAAAGTTTATATTGAAGCATAATTAAGATAGGGGCTTAAACATGGCAACTGTAAATAAAGACTTCAGAGTAAAGCACGGCATTATTGTAGCCGATGGCGGAACTTTTGGATCAACAGTCACAGTTGCCACTCCTACTCAAAATGCACATGCAGCAACAAAACTTTATGTAGATACTGCAGTAGGAAATCCACAACTTCCAGTTAGTGATACACAACCAGTTTCTCCAGATAATGGAGATTTATGGTTTGATTCAGTAACAGAGCGTATTCACGTATATTACAATAGCCAATGGATTGCAATCGCTACCCTTGAAGATTCTGAAATATTGCCTGATCATATTCATGACACAGCAATTGATGGAACTGGATTGGTTGTAAGTAGATTTATTGATGCTGGGTTTTATTATGAACCTGGAGTTCTTGTAAGTGGTGGACTTTACAACACTGAAAGTTTTGAAGCAACGTACGACGGCGGAATAGCAATAGATAATTTTAACTAATTATCTGTTATAATATAACTAAGTATAAGGAGTCATAAATGGCAACCAGAATGCAACAGCGCAGAGGAACTGCAGCGCAGTGGATCTCTACAAATGCAGGAGCAGGACCAGTATTAAATGCTGGCGAAATGGGCTGGGAATCAGACACAAATAAATTTAAAATTGGTGACGGTGTAAATAACTGGACAAGCCTAGACTACTTCGCAGATATCAACTCTACTGTTAACCCCGCTTTTGGTTCAAGCATTACTTTTGAAGGTGCTACCGCAAATGATTTTGAGACAACTCTTGCAATAACTGACCCAACTGCTGACCGTACAATTACTATTCCAGATGTGACTGGTACAGTCATTACAACTGGTAACCTTTCAGACATTACAAATATTGGAGTATTTACTTCAACAATCGTAATGGAAGGTTCTACAGCAAACGATCACGAACTTACAATTTCTGCAGGTGACCCAACAGCAGATCGTACAGCAACTTTTCCAGATGCTACAGGAACAATTGTTCTTGATAGTGCAACTCAAACATTAACTAATAAAACTATTGCATTTGGTTCAAACACAGTTTCAGGAACCTTGGCTGAATTTAACACTGCTGTAACTGATGCTAATTTAGTATCTCTAGACGGTTCTGAGACCCTTACAAACAAAACTCTTACAACCCCAGTAATTTCATCTATTACTAATGGCGCTGCTACTCTTACACTGCCAACAAGTACAGGAACAATTGCACTTACAACAGACATTCCAGCAGGCGTTGTAACTGATTCTGGAACACAAACTCTTACAAACAAAACTTTAACAAGTCCAGTAGTTTCAGGACTTATACTTTCAGATTCTTCAATTGTTATTGAAGGCTCTACAGCAAATGATTTTGAAACAACACTTACAGTTACAGACCCAACTGCAGACCGTACCATCACTCTTCCAGATGTTACAGGAACTGTTGTTACTACTGGCAACTTATCTGCTATTACTTCTGTAGGAACTCTTGCTAGTTTAACTGTTACTGGAGATTTAACGGTAAACGGAACAACCACAACAATTAACTCAACTACTCTTGCAGTAGATGATAAGAATATTACTCTTGGAGATGTTGAAACACCTACAGATACAACTGCAGATGGTGGCGGTATAACATTAAAAGGCGCAACAGATAAAACCTTTAACTGGGTAGACGCTACAGACGCTTGGACTTCATCAGAGCACATCAATCTTGCTTCTGGCAAGTCATATTATATGAATGGTACCTTACTTAAAGATGTATCTGAAACACTTACAAACAAAACGTTATCAAGCGCAACACTAACAGGAACATTAACTGCTGGTGGCGGTGTAGGAACAGCAGGACAAATTCTTAAATCAACTGGTTCTGGTGTTGAATGGGGCGCAGCAGCATCAGGCGGAGCAGCATTTAGCGAATTTATGCTAATTGGTGCATAGTACTTAACAAAAAACAAAGCACTAACTCTAAAGTAAAGATTTACACGTCTTAACCAGGCGTGTTTTTCTTTTTAAACCTATGATATACTTAACACTACTTTATAATTCTTAAAGTACTTATCATATTTTTATTAGAAAGTTGGAAATTTTATGTCAGATACCTTTTCTTTTCGTTTACTAGAAGACTTCGTAGCAAAATACAAAG